CAATTTTAAAATTGTTTTTTTTTTTGTTTTAAAATTATTCGAAAAGAAAGAACACTACTCAAGGGCGTTGGCACGGAGGGTGGGAAAAGTAAGTCATAGGCCAAGTTTTAGAAACTTGTTCTTGATTTACGTAGTCCGTTGCCAGAGCGAAAGCGTGAACTTCGTTGACGGAAGGGAAGTGATCGAGTTCATAATGCGGAAGGATAAGATCCGGAGAGTTTCCGAATACGAGAGCGAGGCCTGCGCGGTTAGGTGCGTAGCCTTGTTCCTTGTATGCATTGTGGATCGATTGCAACAGTAGGTGAATGCGAAGGTTGTTGCCGTTAGCTGCGTAAGCGAATCCGATGGCTTGAGCCATTGTGATTTCGGGCTGCGGGTTCTTTGCTTTGGTATGATACAACTGTGCTAGCATAGCTAGTTCGTTGCGGTAAGCAAGGCCTTCGTTGTTGCGATAAGAAAGTACTTCACATCCATTTAATTCATTTCGGACTTCAGATTTCTCTAAAGATATAACCGATTTGAAATAATGATCAGCGAGTTCTTGCATTTTGAGCAAAAAGGTTTCGTGTTCATTGGGAGGGATAAGGATGCCTAGGCGGATGATGGAGTCATCGCCTTGTACTTTGATGATACACCGTTTGGGGTCGATACCTAAGGCGGACAGCAGTAGCTGTGTGATAAATAGGCCTGAGGGTATGCCTGCGAATCTGCGTTTGTACATCCGGCCGTCGGGTAAGACGATTGGTGCGTCGAAAAGGTTTTCGAGCGTCCAGAGCCAGAGGTGCGTGAGACGTTGAGCTTTGTGAGCGTTCCAGTCAGTTGCAGTGTCGGGGTAAGATCTGTTGGGCACGTATCCTTGGTTGAAGTCAAGGAAGGAGCGGATTCCGAACATGATTCGTTTAATGAGCGAAAAGTAGGCACGTTTGTCTAAACGTTTCCAGTCGAGAGTGAGGTATGAAACGCGAAGGTGGGATGAGAAGAATTCAGTGTTGAGTCTGAATCATCCACCAGTGAAGGTTTCGTAACCCCAGAGCATAGGGGTAGCGCTCGGATGGAGTTTAATCCATGCGATGTATTCCCAATAGAACATGGTCTCAGCGATGAGCCATGGTTTTGAAACACCCCAGATAGTTCGCATTTTGTCAGGTTCGTTGAACTTGACGATTGCGGTCTTGGTGTGTAATAGCAT